TAAAGAGTTGCTTTACAGCGAGCTCAGCAATGTACAGCCAATTTCACTGGCCGAGATGCCTGTCGCATATCTGCGTGGAGGCAACTGGCGATCACTCTACATGCTAAAAACCTATACCATTAAGCAAATTGACCTCTACCGCAATGAAGTATTCGATAAGATGCGCCATCCGATCAATGATCCAAAACTCGCCGGAGAAGGCTTAGTCATGCTTATACGACTAGCAACAGCTCTCATGCTGATGGGCATGGGAAGCGATGCTCTGAAGGACCTTATCTTAGGCCGACCGATCCAGCTCGAAAATATGGTAATCGACAATATCCTTAAAACGATGGGTATTACGAAATATCAGATTTACCAGAGCAAAACGGACGGTGTAGCAAATACCATGCTACAATATTTCTTTGTGCCTCCGCTATATGCTCCAGTCGATAATGCAGTGAAGGACGTAAGCGATATAATTGGTCATGAAGATAAGCGCAGCGGAAAATGGGTGCAGATGAATCCAAAGGATGCGCGGAGCCTCAGCTATGTGCCGGGTGTAGGTAAGTTTTATTACTGGTGGTTTGGTGGTGGCAAAGCCAAAATTGAGAAAGACAAAAAGAAAAAAGGAAGAGATTAAGCCAATGTTTTATGCTATAGCAAATCAAGGGGGTAAAGGATGAGTATTTCAGATAATTATGTGCCATTACGGCAAATCGGCAATGGAGTTACAGTAGCCTTCTCTGGCAATTGGAATATGATTGCCTCTGCTTATGCTCGCGTATACCTCGAGGATGCCGTTACGGGCGTGCAGACTCCTGTAACAGAAGGTGCAGGTGCTGCGCAGTATACCCTTGTATTCAATGCCTCTGGCTTCACAGTAACCTTCAATACTGCCCCTACCAGCGCGTATTATGTGGTTATTGGCCGAGAAGTAGCTCAGGATCAAACTGACCCATATCGCACTTCAAAAGGCTTTCAAGGGGATGTGGTTGAGGCTAGCTTTGATAAGCTCACAGCCATTACACAAGATCTTGCTGATGCTGTAGATCGCTCTTTAACGTTTCCGCTTGGTGATACGACATCGGTTATTCTTCCACCTGCTGCTACTCGTGCCAACTTAAACCTTGTATTTGACTCTTTAGGTGCTCCTACAGTAGGGGCCGGTGCTACCGCTACAGTTTCTCCTGCAATGATTCCTGTTGTGTCTGCTACAACTCTTCCGCTTGCACGCGCCGCTATGGGAGCGGCTGCTTCAGGTGCAAATTCTGATATCACGTCTCTCAATGGCATTACCTCTATAAACGGCAGTCCTCTTGTTGGTTTCACTAACAAACTCATAAATGGTGTTTTAAGCCATTGGGACTATGCTACTAGCTACGCGCTCACTACCACAGCAGCGTATGGCGGTGCAAATAGATGGGCCGCATTTATGGCCACTAGCGCGGCGGGTATCTGGGCGCGCGATCAAACGGCAGGGTATGTTGCTAGCGGCCTGCGGTATTGTGGCAAGCTTGGGCGAAACGCTGGTAGTGCACTTACGGGCGCGATCGAAATTCGCCAAGCCTTGCGAACTGAAAATTCTATCGCATTGCAAGGTGGTTCTGTAGTTTTATCTTTCTACGCCAGAGCGGGTGCAAATTTTTCACCGACTAGTTTGCAACTTTTTGTGGCTGTTTACGCGGGCGCGGGAGCAAATGAATCTGCGGCCAGTATGACTTCATGGACAAGTCTCTCCACCGTAGTAAACACAAATCAAGCAGTTACAACTGGCGGGGTGGTTCGTTACCAGTTCACTGGAACAGTGCCTGCCGGATACTCACAAGTAGGTGTCAGGATCGGATATATTCCAACTGGAACCGCTGGTGCGGATGATAATGTTTATATCAGTGGCATTCAACTTGAGAGCGGAAGCGTTGCCACTAAATTCGATGATCGCAATGATTCTATAGAAGGAATATTATGCTATCCATACGCGCCTGTGTGGAGTGGTGCTACCTGCCCTCTTGGATCCGCTCAGGCAATCTCCGGTACTGCAGCGCAGCTAAACCTACCATTTCTTGTCCCTGCGGTTCAAGCCCCTACAGGTATCAGCATAAGTGCTGCTTCACATGTACAAGGTTTGCAGTCTACGGGTGCTGCTACTGCAGCCACTGGCGTTGCCTTCAATTCATCGAATGCTTCTGGTCTCACACAACTCAACATCACTGGCATGTCGGGACTGACGGCAGGTAATGCATGCCTCATAGCTTCAAATTCATCATCATTTAAACTTATTGCAACGGGGTGCGAACTATGATGCCACTTAGCTGGAAATACGCAAACGCAGAGAAAACCGTTGTCAACCGCATATGGCCACCAAATGAAGCCGGTGATTGTAGGATTGATTCTAGCCTTGTAAGTGCGCGTGAAGTACTGGAGTGGTTAGCTGAGGGAAATGAAATTGAACCATATACGGAATTATAACAACGAATTTAAAGAAAGGTTATTGATATGCTAAACGGTAGAACACTTGATATTCTTTTAGATGTTGCAGCAGCTATCCGCGACATAAAGCCAGTTCTTGAGGCCACAGACCTTGATCCTTTAATTTTGGGTCTAACTGAAGCTCGTGATATCCTTAAGCGTTCAGTGGAGATAAAAACAGCCTTGTACGACGCGGAGCAATTACAGGCTTCAAATACAGCACGCTTGCAGGAGCTCACTGATTTAGGTGTTGCTCTTGAAGCACGCGCTCAGGAGATCAATCAGAAGCAGGTAGAGGCTGATTCTGCTCTTGCTGCAGCTATTGCTTTGCAGAAATCCGCAGAAGAGGTGGTGGAGAAAAATGATTTAAAAGCTAGTGCTCTTGAAGGGCAAGCCTTAGATCTTGCAAATAAAGATAATGTTCTTAATGCAAAAATTCAGGAAGCTGAAGAAGTGCGCGAGCAGTATGCAGCTAAATTGAAACTATTAAACCAATTGGAGGCTTAACATGGCTAGGACTAGATCAGTAAATATTACTGCGCAGAATACTTTTTCACCTGCAATGACCTTGAAGAAAGGTGGAATCCTGACCCTTAGCGGTACATGGGTAGCAACGGTAAGCGTACAGCGTTATGATATTGTGGGCGCACAGTGGGTTGATGTTACCAATAACTCAGGTGTTGCATTCACTGCAACCGGAAATGGTACATATTCTATTGGGCCAGCAGAGACTGCCGCAAATTATCGTTTCGGTGCTAAAACCGGTAACTTCACTTCAGGAACTGTTGTTGGAACGATTGAGGGGCGGTAATGAGTTTCGCCGTTGCCGGTTCAAATATTGGATCTATTATTGGTCAGGAAGCTGACGGTAGCGTTGTCTCCGTAAATGGGATGGCTGGTGTTGTCGTTCTCACGGCCAGTGACGTTGGTGCTGTCCCCTACATAGGTGCAACGTCTGATGTTGATCTTGGCGGCTTTGGTCTTTATGCGGATAGGGCAACTCTTAATAACTTAGCGGTAACTGATATTCAGTTAGATGCACCCGGACACTATCTATCGGTTGGGCATATTATTGGCACTGCTGATGGTGATTTTAATTTAACAAGCTCCTTGTGGGGGTCTGGTGATTTCGTCGGGTTTAGTGCGAATGATGGCAATGCTTATTTCGGGGCGAACCCTTATAACTATGGTTATGGTGTTCAATACGGCGCATCTCATATCCTATATATTACTGGCGATAATAGCCTATATGCATCTGGCCCACCATGCCTGCAAGTCGATGGCTCAGAGGTAATAAATGGTAATTCGTCTGATTATAACGTATCGCTAACAGTTAATGATTTTAATGTTTCCAATGATGGTGCTAGCTCATCTTTTCAGGTAAATATACCTAATATTAGTGTTACGGCACTTGATGTCAAAAATAACGGTGATATTTACCTGCATAGTGCCCAAACATTTCTTGGGCAAAATAATACTGGTTATTTCAATTCAAAATGCGGCTATGATGCCGACGGTGGCTTTGCGGCTGGATTGACTGCCCCATTATACGCGCAATTGGAAGCTATATCAACTACTCGAAGTCAACTTAGAGTAGCATACGATATAGGCAATTATGTTGTATTTTTCCAAAGCACAAGCGGTCTTGCATGGCAGCCTGCTGCAAATTACACGACAGGCTACCAGTTCAAGAACCAAGCTGGGAGCTCGATTTATACTATCGATACTGCTAACCAGCTACACTATTTTGCATCTGGAGGGAATACATTGTTATTCCATAAAGGTGCGTCAAATATTACCCCTAATGCTTCCATTGCCGCCAGTGGAGGGAAAGCAGTAGCAATGCTTGTCGGCTCATCTGGGGCTACCATAACCTACGACAACACAGGAACAGGTGGATTTTATAGAGATTCTCGCGCAAACATAGTTGCTGGGACATCGGGTGGGGGAACAGCCGTTCTTGTCTGTAGTGCGGCTGGTGATGTAACTATTAGCAATACCACAGCCTCTACATCATCGACTACTGGCGCGCTTATCGTCAATGGGGGCATTGGTGTTGGTGATGCTAAAAATATATCTGTTGGAACAACAACAGGAACTAAAATAGGTACAGCAACAAGTCAGAAGATAGCTTTTTGGAATGCAACGCCGGTTATCCAGCCTGCATCTGCAAATCAAGCTGCGGTGACAACTACAGTTGCTACTACAGCCGCCACAAATATTACGCCGTATGGTTATACAACCGCAGCGCAGGCAGATAATTTAATTACTGAGGTAGGAGAATTAAAAACATTAACAAACCAGCTTCGTAGTGATCTAGTCACTATGGGGCTTATTAAAGGAGCAGCATAATATGGAAAATCAGGCAATTATTAATTTGCAAAAACGTATTGAAGATAATAACAATCGCATTGGAGGGATAAACCGTATGCATGCCATGCAAGTTAAAAACTTTGAAGATCAAAATGCGCACCTTCAACTGCAAATATTGCAAATTCAAGAGCGGATTTTAATGCTTAATTCAGTAGCTGTAACACAGGAGGAAATTTAATATGAAAAAGGTAAACATTGCTGAAAATTTTATTATTTTTACAGCAAGCAATCAATCCGCACTTGTTACCGCCGGTGGTTTAATCATGGAAGCGTTACGCACCCCTATTCATGAAAGTGTAAACCTAGAAGGACAGGCGGAGGCAATTGCTGCAATAAATATAATTAAACCAGTATTTGAGGAGGTAACACGCTCTATCCCAAGTATGGTTAAACCCGGAGAGATAGAAGATAGGTTGTTGCTAGTTGAAGACGCTATCCACGCCACTATTATAAAACATATTAAGGCTAAAAGGTATGGGTTCATTTCACCGGAAATTTATGAATGGCTTAAACGTTTAGAGGCTCTCCCAAAAGTGGCGGTTGATGAAGTAACAAATGTTGAACTTCCTATTATGGAAGCCGTGTAAATTATTTGATAGGGAGTGATTATGATGATGATTAGATGTTTCTTATCATTCATTATGTATTTGTTTATCATTTTGCCAGCAATAGCGACCTCAATATTTTTTGTCCCTCTAATGTTGCTGACAAAGTGGGATGGTCGCACAACTATTTTTGGAAATGAGAAGTGGGGGAGAGGTAACAACCACTTCTCATTTCCAACAAAAGGCTTTGGGCAGGAGCTGGTGTGGTTGATCTGGCGCAATCCTGTCAATAACCTACATTCAGTAACTCTCGCCACCCTATGCCTTTCAAGCAGGTTAATTGGCAATCCTAATATTGGTGATAAAATAGCAGGGGGATTTTATTCAGCATTCTCAAATGCAGGTGCATGGGAGTATTACTGGGTAAAGCCATATATATTATTTGGGGCTGCAAGGTGTATCCGCGTGCGTATTGGCTGGAAGATTAAAGATGCCGGGCTATTTGCCCCGTTTGTATTTGCGATTAACCCATGGAAACCATATTCTGGCTTATACCTATGAGAGACTCAATTTATGACTCAGTGAGTGATATTGTTCTTGCCAAATCAGTAATATTGGCTGGGATGATTGGTGGATTGCTCTCTATGAGTTTTGTCGATGGCATGAATAAAAAGCAACGGATTGTTGCTATAGCGTCAGGAATGGCAATGGCCCATTACCTTGCACCCCTTATTGCTTTTTTATTTCATGCAGAGGACTATCAGGAGACTATCGGATTTTTGATTGGTCTTTTTGGTATGTCGGTATGCTCAACTATTTTCCGCGCTATTAAAAACTCGGATATATGGGCATTGATTCAACAACGTGTTGGGAAAAAGAGTGACTTATGATATTGCTTGGCTTAGTAATTTTTTCATTTTGCTCATGGGCTATTTTTAGCAAACGTTTTTGCGATGGTTTTGTGGCAAAGCATTTCTTCATATTTTCAGCAATTACTGCGATGCTTGTTGTAATGGACCCTATAAATACAAAGGCCGCTATTTCATCAGTATTGCTTCTTGCTCTTGGTCTTGCGTACTGGGTATATAAAAACCGCACAAAGATTGCTACGTACCTACATATCCTTTCACACTAATTCAGCAACTGGAGATATTATATGGCACAGCTTAATATGGAAAGGCTGCATAGCCAGCTAATACTCGAAGAGGGGTTACGCCTGATGCCATACGATGATGCCACAGGCCGTCCTGTAGCCTCTATGGGCATCTGTCGCGGGAAGCTGACCATAGGTATAGGCCGCAACCTTGATGGCAACCCACTGACCAAAATGGAGCAGGAGATCATAGGGCATGATGGTCGCACTCGTCCGATTACCCATGAGCAGGCCCTTATGCTGCTTGACCATGATATCGCTAATGTATGTCGTGTGCTAGATAATAGCATTCCGTGGTGGGAATACCTCGACGAGATCCATGCGCGTGTGCTTGTCGATCTTTGCTTCAATATGGGTATTACCAAGCTTCTTGGCTTCCGCAACTTCCTCAGGAATTTACGTACCGGCTCTTATAGTGCGGCAGCTGATGACTTAAAGGATAGCTTGTGGTATAAGCAAGTTGGGACTCGAGGAGTCCGGCTGGTTGCAATGATGCGCACTGGGGAAGATTGGGAAGCCTGATATGCTGGATTTATTCACCAAGGGAAAGTATTGGCTTATCGCGTGCGCGGCGTGCGTGGTAGTAGGATTTGGTACTGGGTGGCATGAGAAGTCTTTACGAGTGCCAGCACTTTTAGAAGCGCAGAAAGTATCCGATGTAAAAGAATGTGAAGCTCAGAAACAAATTACGAGGGAAGCCAATGACACACTTCAAAACGACCGTGATCGGATCGCTGCTGATGCTACTCGCTATAAGCGCATGCACCCAGTGTCCTGTATTATCCCTTCCAGCAAGTCCGAGCTTCGGGCCAGTGGGGCCGAATATGCAGGAAGAGATGGAGTTGTTACTGGGAGTACCGACGACTTCCGAGACTATGCCGCTACCTGCGAGCGTTATCGCTCCGAAGTAATGACTTGTATCAGCTTTTTGGAATCTGAGCGGAAGCATCGATAACCTCATACCCATAATGACGCAGAATTGAGTAAGCCAGTTTGATCAGCACGTCCCTGACAAAGGCATTTCTGCCGGTTTGCATTAGTGCCTGTACAGCGACAAGCACATCTTCATATCGTTTTTCTTCGATTGTCATTTTCAAAACCTTATCGTTTTAGTGAATCTCCGACCACACTGTGTCCAAATATCAATCGTTATTTCTTTTTTATCACGAGTCACTGCAAGGGTTTCAGGTTTAGTTTCAAATCCGCGCTCATTTAAAGATTTGGTTATTAATTTTAAAGCTTCCTCTTTGGTAAATTTTTCCATCAATGATTTCTTTTTTTATCATATCATTGTGTCGCTTTGCCTCAAAAAGAGCTTTCTCAGCTTCTGTTCCAAACTGATATATTACCTTGAGGCATTGCTTCTTGCTTATCACAGCCTCATTTTCCTGAAGAAGGGTTACATGCTCACATATCTTTTCCAGCCACTCTATGATGGATTTATCAACTGGTACGCGGTCCTGCGTGTTACGGCTGACAAGGAGCTGACCTGCATCCATGGCTTTTTGAAGGATGGGCATAATAGCTTCATCAAAGAGCTTCCAAGGGTCTATATCCACATTGGCAATGCCATATTCAACAAGTCTTCTGATCATCTGCTCACGCAGGCTTGGTGGTGGTTTATTGCTCATAAATTTTCTTTTGCTGCTGTTAGGATACACGATAAAGCGCATGAGTTTAACTCCTCAGGCTGCTCACCAATAGAGGTTCTGAGACTTGTATCAAAAGCAACAATTGCCTTTTCGAGTATCACTTCCATGTCGTCCTGTAGCTTGGTGGTGAGATAGGGGCTTAGTAGTTTGATAACCTCAGTGGAATTTAGGCTATCAACGCCAGTCGCTTCGAGCTTTGTTGAATGAGCATTATCAAGCAATACAATAAGGGCGGCTTTATCCACCCCGCTATTGCGCTCGTCTGCGCAGGTGTTTAGGTAAGGAAGCATTACACTAAAGGCTTCTAATGGCGACAATAATCCGGTTCCATCACGTTTTCTGTTTTCGTCTGATAGCTCGTTTAAGTCATTTAAAAGTTCATCTTTCATAAATCATTTCCCTTCATGGCTGGTTGGGTTGGTTTTCTTTTTCGGAAACTTTCATGCAGTGGTGCATCCCCAAGAGATATGCCTCGTGTAACATTCCGTAAATATTTCCAGTGGGGGCGTGCCTTTCTATGATATCGCGAAACCATTGCCGATGCCATTCTACTAGTTCACGCGACATCGTTACCTTTGTGAGCGGCATCTTTCCTATCTCTTTCTGGCTAATCACGGTCAAGCCCCCTACAAATACGCTCCGCATCACGAATCCTGCGCTTCTTGGCCTCATCAGTGTAGGCTTCATCCCAATCAATCGTACAGGTAACATCCGCTACCTTTATGCGGTCAGGGCGCATCGGGCCTATGTAGATGGTGTCGCCCGAAATCTCATATCCATGAACTCCGATAGCTTCAATCTTTGAACACGTATCGCTGATGTGTTCATTTTGTGGCTGGTTTTGAATGGGTGGTTGGCCGCCGGATTCCCGCTTGGGCGTAGCTGTGATGGCCTCTGCTATACGCTTAGCAGTTTCTTTCATACCCAAATTGCTTCTTACGCAGGGAATTAAAGTTCGCCATATCAACGACTCTAATTCGACGCAATCATACGGCTGTTCAGCGCAGCTGCCCACCCCATCCACCAGTGCTTGTGCTGCGGGGATAGCTGACCATATTTTGTCATGAATACGCACTAGTTCTAATGATGACTTTGCATTCTGCATGGTTTGCTTATGTAGATCTTCTTGTGCATAAATCAGCGCATCCCTTACCAGAATCGCGTTTTGTTTTAAATTATCCATTGCACGAATCCTTCAAAGCATTGGCCATTTTTATGCAATCAACAATCGCGGCTTGAACGGTTTTTCCGCCTCCATATAGTTTTGCATATTGATACTTACCGTCAGGGCGTTTTATCACTATTCCCACGTTAACGATGACTTCTGAATCCGCAACGTTTGGGTTATGTGGCTTAATGGTTATCTCTGTGGATAAATCATAAAGTTGTTGTAAATAGTCCGACATAGATGCCTCGTTTTGTTTTTGTGTGTTCATGCTGCCCTCAACTCCTCTGGTGTAAATAGCCCGTTTCTTCCGTCATCTGTAGCCACCAGCAAGCGAAAGCCATTATATCTATAGTCAGGCTGCTGAAATGCCTTAATCTCTCCTGTCGTGCTAAAAAGCACGTGGGTGCGTTCAATGACTTTTACCCTATCACCTATTTGCATAGCCCCTCCGTTGTTGAGAAGAGCTTGTATATTGCATGTACCTGATCCGGTAGGAGGTCTACTTTAATCTGGTATTTTTCATGAGTAATATCATCTCGAAATACGCAAAGGATATGGACTTTGTAAAGCTTGTGATTATGAAACGATTTATAATCGGTTACCTCTATCGCTTTAAGCTTTAGGTTTTCGGCTGGTGGAGTTGGTGCATACTTACTCAGAGCATTAAACATATCTTGCGCAACCTTATTCTCAATCTGCCCCATTTCAGCCATTGCATAGTGCTGGCCGTCAGCAAGTGTGCCACAGCTAAAATGCGTCGTCACCCCCGGCTTTGATAAATCAAATTGCATCATTTTGTGTAAATCCTTAAGTTATTTGGGTTAGCTACAACATTGGGCCAATAGTCATCACACTTGCCCGTAACTGCATCGGGTTCAAACTCTGCCCATGATTGCCAGAATCCGCTTGGTGCTGTGTATCGGTAGCACAAAAGCTTTTTTGCACAGCCTTCTCCGCTGCATTTTGAAATATCAGCCATTCTGCTCACCCTCCTTAAATGGTTCGTACTGTGCTTCAAAGGTAGTTGGATCAACAATATAATATCCATGAGCTCCAGTGACGATATAATCACCTTCACTCACCACAAGGCTTCCTAGATGTGAATCACATACATAACGCTCAGGAGCCTCGTGAATGATGCCTCGGCCTATCTCTTTGCCTGATGCATCTTTCTTTGTCATGTCAATGCTATGGGCCACTACTTGGCGCACACCACGTCCTGATCCCATACTTTTAAACCACTGGTATGCTTCGATGGTGCGAAATCTTGTTTGATATCTCACGGCAACTCCTTTTTCACAGTAATGATTAAATTCCTACCAGCGTATCTCATGTCGTAATGAGCGAACACAGCTAAGGCAATTCGATCAGCACACTCACCCACACGCTCGGCAACACGCTTCTCTATCTCTCGCATTTCTTCAGCTAAGGCTTTTTCAATTTCCTCGCGCAGGCCGCGTTGTATAGCTTGGCTAATAAAATCCATGTGGTCTTTTTGAAATTCGGGCATTATATTACCCTCTCTATAATTCCAATATATCCAGCTGCATCGATAATATTATCGCGCTTTGATTTGTGCATCTGGCGAAACTTCTTTAGGTCTACCATCATCCAGCATGCGTCCTCGGCCGTAAGATGAATATCAATTTTATATTTTTGGCGAAGGTAGAGTGCCCACTGGTCTGCAACTCCCTGCATACCATTTTCTGCCGGGCCATAGGTTAGCATGCGCTCGCCATTGATAATATCGTGCGCAGCAAGTAAAAGTGGTTTGGCGGGTTCATTCATTGTTTTCATCCTTCCATGGTGATTCTAATCGACGTTGTACTCTCTTAAGTAGCTTCTCTTCGCTACCGTATTGTGTTTGCCATTCCCGCTTACTCATACGCTTACCATCAATGCCGCTATGGCCTTGGTGGTGCTCATGACATAAGGGGATGACTTTAGCATGATCCTTCCGGCCACCGGCTCCAGTGCCGCAGTGATGGATTGTAATACGGCCTGAGCACTCCAGTTTATTATCAAGAATGCAACCTAAAGCCCGTATTTTTTCCCATTGCATTCGCTCTTGTCTTGTCGCTTGGCGTGCTTTCCCCCGTGATAATCGTGGTTTGATTCCTTTTTGCACTGGGGGGCGGCCGGTGATGTTCATATCAAACCGCCTGTGAAATATAAACAGATAGCGTTTGCGTGCGCGGTGCGTTCTCCAATGCTGTAGGCATAAACTCAATATCTACCTCAGCAAGAGCGGCTAATAGCACTAGATCATTTATATCCTGAACCTTTAAACGTATCTCTCTGGCTATCCCCTCGGGGGTAAGATTATCCATTGGCTGGCTCCTGTTCTGCAAGCTCACGTATTGCTGCTGCTTGTGCTTTGTGCTCGTCATTACCATCTTCAAGGCGTGATACGATCTTGATGTTCTTCATTAGGATCTCACCGCGCTTCTGCTTGCTCTGGGCATTGGTGAGTAGGTCAGTGAGGGTGTTAGCAGCAACGTGCAGCTTCTCCTCCTCAGTGATTGTCTGAGCAGGTGTTTGCTCTTCCACGCGCGCGGCAAAGGCATCCTTTGGTTTTTCTTCGGGGTTCTTCCCGAGGTTTCCATCATCATCTTTATCTACACCGATAATATTGAACGCACCTACGAGAGCATACCGCTTGCCATACTCTGCTGTACTACCTGCGCCTTGGTTGTTATTCTTGCTACCTGAGGTATCAATCATCATATAAGGCGAGCGAAACACCTCTTTATGGCCACCTACATGGCGTACGGTTAGAACTTGGCACGCTTTACCATCGATAGTATCCGTCGTGTATTCCTTGCTGAACCCATGCGACCGGCACAATGGATCAAGCACCTTCTCGATATCAGCTCGATCAGCGTAGGGTGTTTCACGCTTCTGGTTATTTTTATCGATGAACTCGATCTTTTTGCTTTTTGGTATCTCAGGTAGTTGCATCGCCAGAGCAACCTTTGCAATACCAAACTCACGCTCCGCTGCACGGTCCTCAGCATCTTTCTGCATAGCCCATAGTCGTTCGATGACTGCCACCTTATCAACTGCACCATCACTACCTGCAATCGACAGCGCGGTCTTTGAGAGTGTATCAATCAGGTAATGGCTTTGTGCGCGGCCTTCCTTTACAAGCTTTTCAGCTACTGGAGCCAGCACCTGCTGCTTAGATGGTGGGAGAAGATGCTCACGAGCGTAAGTGGTAGCTTTTGGCTCTGGTTTTTTCTTTGGCTTATTCATAGTCGTATTCCCTCCTTGGAACATGGAATTTTGAAACTGTACCTAGTTCACCGTCGCCCATATCAGGCTTACCAGTGCCGAAACGTGCGAGGCCTTCATTGTATCGCTTCATGGCCTCAAACGTAGCGTTTGCCCCCTCGATGAGCACTTCCTGCTCAAGCTCTCGGATCTTCCAGATATATGGCGGTGTACTACGCTGGAAGAGAAAGCGGAAAAGTAAGTCCTCCTCCTCCATGAATGCAGTCAACCAATTTAGATCTACCCCTTGCACAGCAGCATAGATCCCAAATTCTTGTGGCTTCATACGTCGCAACCAATCTCTACCGGCTTTCAATGCTTCAAGGTAAAGAAAGTTCTGAATGTCGAGGCCTTGTGATTTTACAGCCTTACCAATAGTAAACGGGCCAGTGCCAGCAATACGCTTAAAATCGATGGCTCCGAATGTGCGAAGGTAATCGATACGCGCGCGCAGTGGCACGCCGGTGGTACGGTCACGCCAGAAGAAGCTTACCTCGGGATAACCATGCTCAAAATATGCTGCTGCCTTTGGTACACTCATCACGTCGTCGACGGCGCGCTTAATTTTATCATACTCGACGCTGCTCAAATATATGCCTTTGGCGGCAGTAGGGGCTTTCCCGAAGCTGTTATATTTCTCGCGGAAGCGTTTAGGTTCAAGCAATAGCATGCCGGTGCGTTCACCAAGCTTCATTGCATCGGTAGGGGCATACTGACTTTTATCTTGATTGTGGCAAGAACGCTCCCAATAGTCTTGCCAGCTGATCAGCACTTGCGTCATACCAGAGTGGCTAAGAGCTGGGTCACTATGATACTCATCATTACTCAGGTTAAAGTAGATGCCCTCGGGCATGCCCATTGGATATTGAAGTGACATTACCAAGTCTTTCTATTCGGGTTTACAAGGCGTTTCATTTGCCCATCAATGCGACCGCTATGCCATAATGCAAAGCTGATAAACCTCCATGATGGAAATGGGCATACAGGTTCGAGTATTAATCTTGTGCCGTCAGCACGAGGTTTGCTTAAAGCTGGTCTAGCAAAACCTGCGCGGAATCCCGCGCCGTAAGTTGAATTTATCATAGAATCTCCTGTTTTTGTTGTGATGAATCAGTTTCCCGCAAACTCATCATGAGTAGGATATTAAACGCATAAATTGATAATGTCAACAGTCCCACGAAAATAAATTTGTATACTATTAGCAGTAGGTGATGTAAGTTGCGGACACTATGGCTTACCTACAGGAACCACAATTTGACACTACCAGAGCATGGCTGCTCCACAACATCCATCGCTTCCTTGACGCAAATCTTGCGCACGGGTGGCTGGATGGTGAGGCATTCGGCTGGGCCGCTTGTCGTGATTCTGGCCTATGGGAAAGGCTTGAAAGTGGAGGGGATGTGCGTACCAGTAAGATGGATGATATCCTCGCCTTTATTCAAAACCCAGTTCCACCTAAGAAGTGGGATAAAGCTGTTCTAACCCCCATTAAATTAACAAGGAGAATTTATGAGTAATCCAGAAATAGTTACCACTACCATTGAGCATTTAGAAAGTGCCGCTCAGAATCAGGAGGCATCACAAGCCGACCCTTTGGATGTTGCTGCCGCGACCCACTTAGACGCATCATTCGGGGTGCAATCCGATGCCTCGCTTGCGGTGGGATCTGCTATCCCCGCCACGAATGAAGCTCCGCGCATGTTTGTTAATCCTGATGTTTTAGCTGCAGTTGCTCAAAACATATCTAATCTTGAAGAAGAGTTGTCCCAAGAAGAAGCGAATGCTCACATGGAAAAGGCTATTTACAGTGATGTAGTAGTTGTTCCGGCATCTGACACTAGCCCAGAGCAACAACTTGCTGCTGCAATCAATGGCTTTGTTCGCGCTTCAAAAATTCGTTATGAAGGACTGCTTGAACAATCTACCACGCAATCTGAGATCCTGCGCAGTCTTGGAGATGCAATTATTCACCTAAATGATCATGTTGCGCAGCATGCACTAGAGGAGAAAACCAATGCCTAAAGCAGCTGTAAAAGAACACTTCGAGAAAGTGAAAAAACCAAAGAAAGAAAAAGCCGTAGTTACCCCTATCAAAACTATTGGCCATAATAGTGCTGAAGTTGTAGGGGGTCTTGTTGCTGCGGTTGATGAGATGCTTGCCATTAACGAGCAGAAGAAGGCTCTTGGCAAGGCAGAGCGTGATATCCGTAACAAGGTAAAATCTGAGTACGGTGTTCTCTCGAGTGTTTTTGCTCATGAGATGCGCCTGCGCAAGCTTGCGAATGATGCGCGCGTACAGTTTGAGAGCGGTCATGCTGATCTCAAGATTGCGCTTGGCTATCAGCACTCACTTGATCTTAATGCGGATACGATTGCACGCACTGAAGAAGAGTATGTTGATCCAAGCAACAAGACCTCTGTAGAGACCCTACACAGAGAGGGTTGATATGACGGGCCTCACCACTCTAGCACTTGATCTTGGCAGCACCATAGGCTTCGCCCTTGGCGTTGAGGGCATGATTGAGAGGAGTGGTGAGGTAGCCCTCTTTGATAAACTACGCACTCATCCTGGTAAACGCCTCCTACGCTTTCAGGAATGGCTCTACGAGAACTGCATCGGGGAACGCAATGGCGAGCCGGTGCACTTGGTTCATGAAATTATCTTTGAAGAAGTCACAATGTTTTTTAAGGGCAATAGTGCCGCGATTATGTATGGCCGTATGCTGGGCCAGCTTGAGGTGTTTTCTCTCGTGCACAATATCCCACTTCGCTCGTTACCAGTGGGAACCATCAAAAAAGATTTTACCGGCAGCGGGAATGCCAAGAAGGAAGCTATGTGTGAAGTAGCAATGAACCTTGGTTGGAAGAACGGCACACGCGGCACACGCAATAATGATAACGAATGCGACGCTATTGCCCTCTTCTGGGTGGTTGCTATGCGCAGGGGTATAAAACCTAGCTTCGCTGCGACTCAGCAAGTGATGCTTGACAACGTGGGTGTAAAGGGAGCATAAAAAAAGAATGGCCCCGGTGATCCTAAAATACCGAGGCCCATATCGAGTCTGTAGCCGCAGTCCTCGATACATAGTTAGATTCTAGAGTTTTCTAGCAATTTGTCAACTATGTGATGTGTGGCTCACGGTTTGCACATCTACCGCTTTCAAAAATGTGAAAAAAGTCCTGCGCTGTCGAGCACTGACAACAGGAACCTGCGAGTTTGTTCGGGCATCCCCCGGAAGGGCGATCACTGTTATCACGTCCAGCCCCTTGACCAAGGGAATAAGAGATAATAGGCCACAGCCTAAAAAATGTGGCGGAGGGCATAGTAGAGTGTGACTATGTGGGGTCGAAAGGCCCCGAAAGTAAATGAGTACCTAGGCAATAATGCCTCCGGTTGGTCACTGGCCTGCGCACATACTCGCAGGAGGGAAAGTGCGAAGCTATGGAGGAAGGGAATGTTTATGGCTAAAATGAATTGGGAAAAAGCTACTCTTACCGCAAAGATAGCTTATCAAGGGTCTATTGATGGTAGAGGTAACAAACCTAAAAATACGACCAGTAAATGGAAGCGCAAATTAAAAAAGAAATTAAAGCGTAAAAAAGTTGCTATGCAGATACTTGAAAAACGAGGCCCGATGCGGTATGGGTGGAATGAAGATAAATTATCAAGTAAGGCACATATAATAATTGGATTTGGGACGGTATGCAAGCTTGAGAACCAAGGGCCACAGGCTATGCACGCGCTTGATGGATGCGGTGATTCAATCCCTAAAGAAAGAGCTCTTTGCTCAATGTGTTCATCATATCTTAAGAATCGTGATTGCCAGTAAGTTTTTTTTATAGCATAATACGAGATGCTTCTTCGTATCCTGTGCGGAGTAAAGCCTCGGTGGTGGGTCGGCGTTTCCCAAAACATTCCTGATCCACCACCACCAACATAAATTAATCAAAACCCAATCAAGAAACTACTTCACACGAAAATAAATTTGTGGCATAACAGATATGCCTGCGGGAAACGGGCGAACTTAAAACAGGAGAATTTATGGCTACCATCAAGCAAGTTGTCGAAGAAATCAGAAACTCGAAACTTTCACCAGATTCAAAAAAGCAAACCATTCGTATTATCAATCTTGCTGTAGAGCGGATTGAGGAAAAAAAAGCGGAGACCATCCGTACTCCAAAGGCGAAAGCTTCTAAAACAGCAATTACTTTGCAAGAGTGGGAAACCGCCCAAGGCAAACGCCTCGATATTCGTATGATGATCGACTGGCTAGATCGCAATAATTACGCAATCGACACAATGGCCCAGCTCGTCGAAGAGTTCCGCACCGATATGATCAGCAAGGCAAAGCCTTACGCAGACTTTAGAGCGGCGTTTCAAAACTATTTCAATAAAGGATTCCTTTCGATAAAGCCCGACAGCCCGAGAGTGAAGCGCGCCAGTGCTACCACCCTTGATCGTCGCGGATTCTCACTATGAAGAAACTATCTACGCAGCTCAAGGAGCAGGGTATTATCCTCAAGCTTACGGCCCAGCATATACACCCTAGCCACTTCGAGATTGATTGCCCCAAGGAATACTGCCAAGCGGCCCGCAAGGGCACTGATCCAACCCCTCTGCGGGTAGACATAGCCCCGCCTGACTACGCGCGCTGGAAGTGCCGCCATTGCCTCTGGAGTGGGCACATCGGCACGGAACCAGTAAAGGCCCAAGAACCTACCGCCTTTCCGTGTGAGGCTCCTGTCAGTGAACTAGTACAGCCTACATCTGAGCTCCCAATACCGGCACTTGATTTTCTTCGTGGTTATGGAATTGGGATTGAGGCTGCTCATTTACGCAAGCTGTCGTGGCATGCTGATAGCTCATCAATCAAAGTCCCGTACTTTGATGGGGCCGAATTCATTAATAGTGCGTTAATATCAGTACCAACTGGCGCAAGCAGACTTGCCTCAGCGCGTCGGGTAGTGTTCTATGGGTTGGATAGATTTAATCCTCTCATCAAAACAGTTATTATTTCCCACCGAGAGCTTGATGCCATAGCCCTAACGTCACTTGGCTTTGATAATGTTCTCGCTGTTCCAAATGGCGGCGATGTACCGGATGGCCGCACAGATGAATACGAGCCAGAGAGTGATCGCTATCGATTCCTATCTGCAGCGGCTGACCTCATCCAGAAATGCGACACTGTAATATTTGCCTTTGATGATGGTGCTGCTGGTATGGCAATGCGTCAAGAGCTGGCACGGCGTATTGGGCCCGGCAAGTGTAAGGTGGTGAAGTACCTGCGTGGCACGCTGCTAAAAACTCAGCAAGAGATGGGTGAGAATGATGTGTGCGCGGATATCAATGAGGCAAAGCCCCTACCTATTAGCGGCCTATATGAGATCGATGACTTTGAGAAAGAGCTTATCTCGATGTTTACCGATGGCATGGCCTCAGGTGTTGGTACTGGCTGGAAGAACGTTGATGAGCTCTACACCGTATCGACCCCGGGCCTCACTCTTGTGACGGGCATCCCGAACAGTGGTAAGTCGGAGTGGATCGATGCCCTAAATGTCAACCTCGCGCTGAACCACGGCTGGAAGTTTGCTGCATTCTCTCCTGAAAATGGCAAGGAGCTTCATTCAATCAAGCTGATTGAGAAGCGCGTCGAGATGAGTGCAGATCCAAAACACAAGGAACGCATGAGCTTTGATACGTTCCACCAAGGATCACTTTGGGTGCGAAAGCATTGGACTTTCATTGAGAGCAAGGATGAGATGCCTACCTTAGACTGGATTCTCGATCGTGCTGTCGATGCAGTTCTCCGTAAGGGCATAAAGGGCCTCATTATAGACCCGTGGAACCGCATTGAGAAGAAGATGGATGGTATGAGGTCGGAGACTGATTACGTTGCTCAGGCCCTACCCAGAATCCTCCGCTTCAATGCCAACTACGGTGTGCATACATGGCTGGTAGTTCACCCAAAGCAGCAAGAGAAGGATCGAAAGACTGGGAAGATACCACCACCATCTTTGTATGACTGCGCAGGCTCTGCCCACTTTGTGAATATGTGCGACAATGGGATAGTGGTCCACCGCGCAGATAGCGTAGATGATGCCACTGAGATATACGTCAACAAGGTGCGCTTCAAGCACATCGGTAGGCGTGGCAATACTAAGCTGGCCTATGATACGCGCACCGGCCGATACTCGCCTCTGGATGTTACGCCAAGCTATAAGTACGGCGAAAGTGGAGATGGTATAAAATCTTATGAGCCGGGTGATATATGAAAAAGCCAATGGACTTTGATGATGGTGATATCTGGGGCGCAATGAGCGATGAAAGTGAGCGCGAGTTCCTGCGCATGAAGTATTCTGATGTGAAGGCTCGACATGCTTTATGCGAAGACTGGCTAGCAAAACGCAAGCATGCAGATAAAAGCAAGATGACTGCTGAGGGGAAGCCAAACCCTCATTATCCTCGTTTGAACCTTGAGGCTGATACAGCGCGGATGAATTACGAGGTAGCGCATATGGTCGAGATGAATACCCAGCTATTCAATCAAATTGATATGCTTACCTCAATGCTTCCACGTTTGGATAGGATAGAGGGAGCGTATACTCATTTGCGGCAACAGCTTGATTATGTTACAACAGCCTATAAGGATAGCGTTGGAAAGCACTTTGAGGATCGGAAGGAATGGCGTACCCAGATGGCAATGCGGCGTGCTGGGCTTGATCCTGAAAGGGCCGAAGACCAGCTTTTATGGGCTCGTCGTATGGATGAACTTAACGCTAGAATATTTAACACTGAAAAGGAGACAGGTGATGTACAAGGAAGTTGAATTATTGGGGAAACGAGTAACATATTGCCGCCTCCGGACGGACGTAAAAACGATGAAAACCGAGCCACATGAAGGCGAAGGTATAATAATTGGTATATTTCTCAGCGTTGATCAGCGCGCTCAGGTGCGCGTGCTTGACGGTAAGGATACTTACAATATTGACCTGCCAGCTATTAATGCCACTGCTGAGGATAGGCAAAAGTATTATGATCATATCCAAGCGACACATAAACTTGCTGATGAGGGTACTGAGGCAAGCAAAGCTATTGCTAATGAGTTCAACAAGAAAATTGAAAGCCTAAATCTCGAGTTCCTTGGCGCGCCAGTTAAGCTTGAAACCGGTGAGGCAAACGATAACTTCCCATCATCGGATACTGTACAATGAAAAAAGATGGCCTCACACTTTTCCAGCGCAAGCTTTGTCACGAATACCTGATTGACTTCGATGGAGCCAAGGCGGCGCGGCGAGCAGGATCACGAGCTAAAAATCCCGAGGTTGTTGCCAGTTACACATTTGCACGGCCAGAAGTAAAAGATTACCTAGGAAAGCTGATGAAACACATAGAGCCAGATATAAAGGCTACGGCTGAGCGCGTTATTA